TTCGCCCGCGCGCTGTTGATCTTGGGCGCCGAACGCCCGCTGCGCATCCTGTGCGCCCGCGAGTTCCAGAACAGCATTCAAGACTCGGTTCACGCGCTGCTGTCCGACCAGATCCGCGTGATGGGGCTGGAAGGGCATTACGAGATCCAGCGCACGCGCATCGTGGGCGCGAACGGCACCACGTTCGGCTTCGAGGGCTTGCGGCACAACATCGCGAGCATCAAGAGCTACGAGGGCGCGGACGTCTGCTGGGTCGAGGAAGCGCAGACGGTCAGCAAGGAATCCTGGGACACGCTGATTCCAACCATCCGCCGGCCCGAGTCTGAAATCTGGGTGAGCTTCAACCCGGAACTGGACAGCGACGAAACCTATCGGCGCTTCGTACTTCGCCCGCCGCCGGAAGCGGTGGTCGCGAAGGTGAACTGGGACGACAACCCGTGGTTCCCGGACGTCCTGGCGGCCGAGAGAGACCACATGAAGGCGACCGACCCGGACGCGTACCTGACCGTCTGGGAAGGCCACTGCAGGCAGGTGCTCGACGGCGCGATCTACGCCAGCGAGATCCGCGCAGCGACCGAGGCCGATCGCATCACCAGCGTGCCATCGGACAAGGCCAAGCCGGTCGACGTGTACTTCGACATCGGCTGGGCAGACTACACCTCCGCGTGGTTCGGGCAGTGGGTCGGGCAGGAATTCCACTTGGTCGATTACATGCAGGGGCACCTAAAGCCGTGGTCCGAGTACCTGGCCGACATGCAGCGACGCGGCTACGTGTATCGGACGGTTTGGCTGCCGCATGACGCGCAAGCCAAGGAACTCGGTACTGGCAAGTCGATCGAGGATCAGACGCGCGCTGCAGGCTACCGCGTCCAGATCGTGCCGGCGCTGTCGGTGCTGGACGGCATCAACGCAGCGCGCGAGCTGTTCAACCGCTGCTGGTTCGACGCCACGCGCTGCGCCGATGGGCTGCAATGCCTGCGGCGTTATCGGTGGGACAAAGACGAAGGCACGGGCGGCTTCAAGCGCCGGCCGCTGCATGACGAGTATTCGCACGGGGCCGACGCCTTCCGGTATGCGGCGGTCGCCGCGAAGCGCGATGTGAAGGCCAAGCCGATCGCGTACCCGAAGGTCTGGGCCGCATGAGTCGCCTGCTGCACGCCAAAGTCGAACGCCTCGAGCGCGAGTTCCTGGCGCTGTTCACGAATTATCAGTCACTTCAATCGGAGTTAGCCGCACTCAGGTCCGCGTATGAGCAAAATGGACGACAAGGATCTGGTGCGGGCGATCGAGCACCTCGAGACAGCAGCCGAGGACGGGACGCTCGCGGACAACAGGACGCAGGCGCTTGACTACTACAGAGGCGAGAACGTCAACCCGGCGCCGGAAGGGCGCTCGCAGGTTGTCGACCGCAGCGTCTACGACGTCTGCGAATCGCTGAAGGGACCGATCCTCAAGCTGTTCCTCTCGGGCGACGAGGTCGTCAAGTTCACGCCGCGCGGCCCGGAGGACATCCAGGCGGCCGAGCAGGAAACGGCTTACGTCAACTGGGTGCTGACCGAGAAGAACGACGCGTTCAGCCTGTTCGGCGGCTGGCTGCACGACGCGCTGCTGCAGAAGAACGGCTACGTGCTCGCGTACTGGAAGGACGACGAGTACGAGCGCGAGAAGTACAAGGGGCTCTCGCTTGAGGAGTTCCAGGCGCTGCTGCAGTCCGGCGACGCGCAGCCCGTCGAGATCGCCGAGACGATCGACGACTACGGCACGCTGACCATCGACGCGACGATTGAGCGCACGACGTCGCAAGGCTGCGTGGATGTCGTCAACGTCCCGCCCGAGTCGGTGCTGGTCGACCCGAACGCGACGACGGTGTCGCTCGCGCAGAGCGCGTTCGTGATGCGCCGCGAGGACAAGACGCTGTCCGAACTTCGCGCGATGGGCTTCGACGTCGAAGACGACATCAGCGACGGCGGGAACAGCGTCGAGGACTTCGAGCGCGACGCCCGGAAAGAGCGTTCGTGGCAACTGCACGACGAGGACGTCGAGCCCGATCCGTCGATGCGCCGCGTGAAAGTCCGCGAGTGCTGGATTCGCTGCGACTACGACGGCGACGGCGAGGCCGAACTGCGGCACGTGATCGTGGTCGGCTCGACGGTGCTGCTGAACGAGGAAGCGGACTTGATCCCGCTTGTCGCATTCAGCGCCAAGCCGCTGCCGCACCAGCATTACGGCGAGTCGCTGTACGACGAGATCAAGGAAGTGCAGGACGCGAAAACCGCGTTGCTGCGTGGCGTGCTGGACGCGCTGTATCTGGCGAACTCGCCGCGGCACGCGATCAACGCGGACAGGGTGAACCTCGACGACATGCTGGTGTCGCGTCCGGGCGGCCTGGTGCGCGTCGAGGGCGACCCGATGGGCGCGGTGCTGCCGCTCTCCGAGGCGTACAACCCTGCGCCGGCTCTGAGCACGCTTGAGTACATGGACGTCGTGCGCGAGACGCGCACGGGCGTCACTAGGGTCGGCACGGGGCTCGATCCGAATGCGCTAAACCGGACCGCATCCGGCATCGCGATGCTGCAGGGCGCACAGAGCCAGCGTATCGAACTTGTGGCGCGCTACTTCGCCACCGCCGTCACCGAGCTGTGCAGCGTCGTCCACGCGCTGACGCTGAAGCACTCGCGGCGTGCGTCGATCGTGCAGTTGCGCAACGAGTGGGTTCCGGTCGATCCGCGCCAGTGGACGCGTCGCAAGGACATGAGCATCAACGTCGGGCTGGGCACCGGCAATCGTCAGGAACAGATGGCGTTTCTGATGCAGATGCTGCAGCTTGCGCTTGGCCCGGGCGTGCAACTCGGGTTTAGCGCGCCCGACAAGCTGTACGCGATGTTGACGAAGCTGTCGAACGCGGCGGGCTTCAAGAATGCGGAGGAGTTCTGGGTCAACCCGAAGAACGCGCCGCCGCCGCAGCCGCAACAGCCGCCGCCGCCCGACCCGAAACTGATTGAGGTGCAGCAGCGCGGGCAGATTGAGCAGGCGAAGCTGCAGCAGTCGGCGCAGTTCGAGCAGGCAAAGGCGCAGCAGGACGCGCAGATGGAAATGAGCCGCGCGCAGGCGGAAATGATGCTGGAGCGCGAGAAGGCGCAGATGCAGGCCGAGATCGCGCGCTACAAGGCCGAACTCGACGCGCAGGTCGCGCTAGAGGTCGCGCGTATCCGGGCGCAGGCGGACGTGATGCGGCCGATTAACACAATGGGAATGAGCGATGGGCTTTCGTGACGAACTGCGGGGCGAGATCCCTGGCAGCACCGCAGTGACGGTGCCGATGCTTGCTGTGGCGTATCCCGCGACGGTGGCCGTCATCCCGGCTTCGGGCTGCTCCATCTATACCGAGTACACGGTAGACGGCGGCACCTGGGCCTCGTGGACTAACGGCACCGCTACGGCGTTCTCTGTTGACGTGCTGGACAGCGCGGTGAAGGCGTTGCGGTTCTCGCGCACGGCGGGCACGGCTACCACCAGCGTCTACATGGTGCTCCCGGAGCGCCAGCGGTAATGACTGCACCGTTCCGTGGCAGCGGCCCGTGGAGGGGCCGTAGCCCGTTTCGTGGTCGTGGACCGTGGGCGGGTAAGGGGCCATTCGGGTTCAACGCGGGGGGCGAGACGCTTGGGCCGGAGCTTGTTACCAACGGGGCGTTTGACAGCAACACGACGGGATGGACGGCTGGCAACAGCAGCACGCTTTCGGCCGTTGGTGGGCGTTTGCGGATAGCGAACGGGACGGTTGATTATGGGCAGGCATACCAATCTTTCTCTGTCGTTAATGGCCGCACTTATCGCGTGTCAATTGACGGTCGGGTGGGAACTTCGTCCAATTGGAGACTAATAATCGGAGGCAGTTCCGGTTCGGCGACGATTTTAGGAGAGAATTTCTCTGAAGATTCTGACGGTGTGATTAGGGACGTTGTCGCCAACGTCTCGACGTTGTTTGTCACGATTCAATGCAACACGACAACGGATAACGCATACGTTGAAGTCGACAACATTTCCGTCCGAGAAGTGTTGTAGTCGTAGCTGTGACAAGCAATATAAGCGTGACGCTAAACACCAAAAACACAATCGGCACAATGCTGCCCGTGCCGCAGATTCAACGTAATGACGGCGTAACACGGCTGCGTGCGGCGCTGGATGGGGGCTTTTAATGCCGACGAAGTTGGCGGGCACGAAGTACACGCTGTCGGATGACTTTAGCGTCAACCGCACCATGGTATTTGCCGGGGCGGTAATGCCGACGTGGGTCACCGACGCCAACGGCAATGCGGTGGGGCTGCGTGGGCTGGACGGAGATACGGTATCGGTCGACGGTGCCTTCACCACAGTTATTGGCACCGTTGCTGACGGGACTACTAGCGACACGGCGGTGATCCAGGCCGCATTGGCTGTCGTCGTGCAGCGGGCGGCGAGGAATGTCGCAGCGGCCGAGCGCGAGCGGCTCACGGCGGCTGTGCAGACTGCTGTCGCTGCGCGGGATGCGCTAGTGGCCGAGAGGGCCGCCGAGATCGTGAAGCTCGATGCAGCCACCGCGTCGCTTTCGGGACTGACCGGCGCGGCTCGCATCCCGTTCGTCGCGGCGCGTGACGCAGCGACCGCCGAGATTCAGCGCCTCGCGCCGCTCATCACCACGGCCACCGCGCAGGTCCAGGCGGTGCAGGCCGAGCGGGCGGTCGCGGGCGATGCGACGGTGGCGGCCAATGTGGAGTTGGTGCGGCTGCGGGCTGTGGCAGACGCGCTCAGATAACCGGCACCACGCCATACAAGCCGCCTTCGGGCGGTTTTTTTTCGTTCACTTGTCAGATGCGTCGCGTGTGGTTCGGAGTCTGAGATGACCAAGCTAGCCGGAACGAAGTTCACCCTTGGGCAGGACTTCCGCATCACCGACCGCCAGGTGATCGAGCTGTCGCAGAGCGCGACCGGCAGCGTCAGCGTGCTGGACTACGGCGCCAAGGGCGACGGGGTGGCGGACGACACGGCGGCGATTCAGGCGGCGATCGACGCGGCTGCAGCCGCTGGCGGCGCGGCCGTTCTTTTCGCATCGGGACGCTATCGCACCACGTCAACGCTTACGGTGTCCTCAAGCAGTATTTCTCTGGTTGGTTCTGGAGTTGGCGCCACATTCATTTTCCCGGCGCAATCAAGCGGCGACGTAATTCACTTTGCCGGCACGGCAGGCGCGAATATCTTGAGGGTCGGGATGCGCGACCTGTCAATTTACGGTCAAGCATCTAACCCGACGAGCGGCGCGCTTGTTCGGATGTCGCATGTAAACACGCTTGCCGGGTTTGACAACGTCGAACTGGCCGCATATTTTGGTTGCCTGCATTTAGAAAGCGTCGTGCATGGCACGTTTCATGGCGTTGACCTCAAATCAGACGCAACGTTTACATCCCGCGCGAACGGCTCATATCTGCTAAAGATTGCACAGGCGTCGGGAGGCGCGTTACCGGCGGAACTGCATTTTTACGGGAGCGAATGGCGTGGAATGTTTGGAAACAACTACCTCGACTATGGCATCTGGATCACCGCAGGCGACGGGATCTGGTTCAACGGCGGGCATGTAGGATTCTGCGGGCAGGCAGGGCTAAACCTGCAGCCGGCCACGGCAAGCACACAATTAACGGCCGTGAACGTGCGAAATATGTACATAGACACGGTGACCACCGGGTCGGCCGTTGATCTGGTCGAGCCTACGTCCTATACGGGCGTGTTCGGCGCGCACGACATGGAGTTCAGCCAGATTTACAACTGCTTGCGCGGCATTCGCCACAATTGCGCAACGACCGATTCGTCAAGGCTTGAAATCGGTCAGGCACTGGAATTGACTAACGATGCAATCAGGATTATCAAGGGCAGCAACATCACGGCACGCGTACATGCGGCGTGGCAGATCAACACCGGCGGCGGGACGGCGACGTGTATTCACGTCTCCGGTGCCGGCACCGGTTATCGGCTATATTCAGTTACCGAAAAGAATGGCGCGGCGACGCCTTACGCGGCGATCTGGCTAACCGATACCGTCGACCAAATCGTGATTGAGGGCGGGGTATCGAAAGATTGCACGTACGACATCCTGCGAGCGGATACGGCGGGGTCAAACATTCAAATCGGGCCATGGGTAACGAATCGCAGTGTGTCGGTGGCCGCAGACGGCGGCGGCGGGTTATCACTGCCGCTTTCGCAGTCGGTGTTTTCATTGGGCACGGCTAACGCCGTGGGTTTGATCCCAGCGCAGTTTTCCGCGGACGGCAGAGTTGTGACGTTGATCGCTGCCGGCGCCGTGGATGTTTACGACTCCAACAATCTGAAGATCGCCGGCACGTTTTCAATGACGGCAGACGACGCGCTAACGCTGCGCTGTTATGGCGGGAACTGGTATGAGATGGGCCGCAGCGCGAACTGATGACTGACCCGATCCGCCGCGCTGAGCAGGCCACGCGCCTGCTCGAGCACGACCTTGTGCGCGAAGCCCGCGAGCACATGCGCGAGAGCCTCACGCGCGCGATGTGGCGGCGACACACGTACACCGAAGCGGACCAGGCGAAGCTTGACGCCTACGTGCGGCACTACGCGGACTTCTTCGCGTGGTTCGACCGCGTATTGGCCGACGGCAAGGTAGCCGAGGCTGACCTACAGGCCAAATCGCGCATCCGGCAGATCGCCGAGCGCGCACGCAGCAAGTTCTAGCGGTTCACGCGCCGCCGCAATGAAACAGAGCCGCCCGCGAGGCGGCTTTGTCATTTCT